CTTCGACTACGAACGTCAAATATCTATCAGCCTGTTCGGTAATAGTTTCTTGAACTTGAACTGTAGCTTCCTGCAAGTCTGTTTCAAACTTTGCTTTAAGCTTGGCTTTTTCTTCTGTAAGCTTCTCGGCAAAGACTGCTTCTAATAGAATTTCAGTCTTAGACATAAAATCTTCAGATAGGTCGTTTTGTCCTTTAAAGATTTGGTCAATAGACTGTTTTGCAATCACTGAATAAGACTCTTTGACATCTTCGTCTTTATCGTCATCTTCGTCTTTATCGTCATCACAGTCTTCGTCATCGCCTTCTTTGACTTTTTTAGACTCCTTTACAGAATCCTTATCGTCTTCGTCTTTGTCAAGAACTTCGTCTTCGTCTTTTGTATCGACTTCGTCTTCGGCTTCTTTGACTTTTTTCTTATCAAGAACTTCTTCGTCTTTCAATTTGTCTTTGGTCATTTCTTACCCCTTAGTATAAATGTGTGTATTTCTTTAATTATTTATAAAAAAGATATATCTACTTGATCTTGTTAAGCATAGATTCAAATAGTCTAATCATCTTATCTTCGTTCATTTTATTGTTTTTAAGTATTGTTTGAATGTAGCTGTAATCGCTTTCGAGTAATAATCCCTGATCGAGATACTTTTGTGTGTTTTCCATAACCCCTGTAACAAAAGCTTCAGGTGCAGAAGGATCGGCAACAATATCAACTGTAGTCAATACAAAATCATTGCCTACAACATTTGCGCCATCAATTTCAGATAGTGAACCATATCCGCGCAAGGATACGCCAAGTCTTACGCCTTCTTTGATTAACTCTTTGGCAATTTTACCCATTGGTGTATCGAGAAGCTTTGCTTTGCCTATGAAATTTTTACCATCTTGTTTCAATGATTCGATTTTATGTGAGGCTAGGTGAAGATTAATTGCGCCTTCAGGTGGGTGTCCTAATTCTCCGAGACTTCTACCAGTCTGGATATAGTCTTGGTTATATCGGCCGACAGCCCTCTCAGTGACAGAAAGTGGATACATTCTACCGTTTCTGTTTTTTACATCAGCCTGTAGAAAGATTCCTTCGATATAAAGATTCTTTGTTTTATTTTCTTGTAGAATTGTCAATTCTGAGAAAACGTCTTCTGTCAATGGTTTAATAATCATTATCTTAGTGTCCTTATGTTACCGCATGGAATTTCTTCTTGACTTCGGGTGACATTTTACCACTAAGTTCTTTTGCAATTTCATTACGTCTTTTATAGTCTTTGTCTGATATACCATCATTTGAAGCGGCGTGTCTTTTTTCAATGTCTAGTAATTCTTTTTGTAGTTTCGTTTCACCTATAAACTTGGCAATTTCCATTTGAGCTAGAGTATGACTATTCTCATATGTAAAATCATCAATCTTCTTTAAGAGTGAGGCTGTAGGCATCTTTACAGTAGACTCTTCAAGACTCTTCAAAGCGTTTGACATTTTACCGCTTGCGATGTATGTCACAAAAGCTTTACGAAAGGAGTCGTAAGGTTTTTTACCTAAGACTTTACGAAAGTCTGGGGCATTCTTAATCTTCAAGGCTTCTAAAACGTCTGATACGTTCTTGTCTGTTATCACTCGTTTGCCAATGGCATGTCGTGATAATTCGTATTTAATATCAGCAATTAGATCGGGGTCTATAGACTCTGTGATAAATTCTTTAAATGATAGCATTATTTCTTAGCCCCAAACATTCCCTTACGCTTACGCATAGCTTTTTGTCTTTTAAAATTAATTCTTTTTTTATAGCCTTGACCTTTGGCGTTCTTAGTTCTGGTGGTTCTACGTACTGCAAGTTTCTTTGTAAGTCTTTGTTTTCCTGTAGGAGTAACACAGACTTTACGACCATTTACATTCTTGACAATTCGCCCCGACGGGCATTTGATTCTTTTAATTCTTTCACCCCTTGAAGTAACGCGAATTACGATTTTGCGCTCTTCAAGTGTCTCTTCATTAAGTTCAAGTATGTATGATTCTTGTGTAGACTCATCTAAGAATACATCAACTTCTGAATCGTCTTCTTTGACACAGTTAGGCACATCTTTACCAGACTTTTTCTTTGTACCAACCATTTCATAACCATCCCAGCAAGGATCGTCTTTTTTTTCTAATATGGTCCGTTGGTGTGCAATAAAGTCTTTAAAAGTTTTCATTATTATGCATCTCTTCTCATTTTAGGGGCTTTCCCCTGCTTCTTTCTTCGCGCATCTTCTGAAGCGTTATCTATAGCGGTTCTCAGAGAATCGGCAGATGCACCCAATGGCGCGTCTCTTCCTATTAGTTTTTTGTAGCGGCGTTGCAGATAAGCCATGTCTGGGTCTTTTGTTCTTAGCTGTTTATTAGCCTTATTAACTCCAGCTTTACGGTCTTTATCACCAGCCTTAGCTTTAGTTTTGTAGTTTTTCAGAGTCTCTGGTGACAGTTCTTCTAAAGACTCCAAATCGTTTTCGTCTTCTGCTTCACAATCGTCACAAGCTTCGGAGAAAAGTCCTTGGACCACTTCTGTTTTTAAATCTTGAATAGCAATAGACACCTTTTCAGCCATAAGCTGTGAAAAGTCTTTTTGCGCCTTTACATAATTCTCTGTGTTGATATTTTCAATTAATTTGTTTGTCATATTCTTTAACCTTTAATATAATGAGTATAATTCTATAGTATTTATAAATCTTGGTCTTTTATCTTTTTTCGGTCATTTGCTTCGGCTGGTTCTTCAGCATCAATATCAGTCTCTGGTGGAGACTCGCTTTCAGACTCCGATTCATCGTCTTCAGTATCTGTATCAGGCTCTTCTTCCAAGGCTTCTTTAGCTATCTGTTTTTCCATAATCTCTATGTCAACATCACTAAGCATTAGAATATTCTTACGTACATATTCTTTAGAATAGTGTTTACCTATAAGACCTTCTATGTCATTATAGAGATTAACTCTTTCGCGGAGTATTTCAGCCTCTTTCAATTCTTTGAAATACATATCAGAGATAAAATCAAAGGCAACATTCTCCTTGATGGTTTCCCACTCGTTTTCTGTGATAATTTGCTTTAAGAGTAATTGCACTCTCAGTAGCTCGTAAAACAGTTTAGAAAAGCGTTTTCTCAGTCTTGAAATAAACTTAGAGTATTTAATCTCATCGCGTGTAATTTCACTAGCCCTACCGATTGTGAAGGCGTTATTACCGTCTGGAGATATTCTTGAATAAGGAACACTTAAAGAGTTATACAATTTTCTTTTAAAGTATTCGAGATCGTCAATTTCTCCTAGATTTTGTCCACCAGCAAGCGGCACAATCTCAGTACCCCTACCACCTTCTCTACGCGGCATCCAGAAGTCTTCCATCATAGACATAACATCTGTACTGTCTTTAACTTCACCCGTACGGGCATCATAGACCATTTTTTGCTTATAAGCATTTTTAACACTGCGAAGATACTCTTCGGCTTTGTTTTTAGGTAGGTTGCCAACATCTACATAGAATGCGCGTCTTTCTGGGGCGCGTGATAGTCTATAAATGATTGTAGCGTCTTCAAGCATTCTCAATTGGTTGGCTGGTTTAATAGCCTTGTGTAAGAATGAATAGATTCTGTTATGAGTATCGTCTAGTAATCCAGATGTTACAGCACAAACACTATCCTTTGACAGTTTGATTCCTGCTATGGTACTATTTTTAGCATCAGAAGGACTATAAAGATAATACTCGTGTACGCTTTTAATTATGGGATATCCACCCGGCCCAGCCTCGGTTTCTTCTTCTCTAATCTTTTTAATTTTTAAAGGTGAAACATAACGCAACTCTTTAATGCCATTCTGTTTAGGCTTGTCGCTTATGATAATATGGTAATAGAGTCTTGCGTCAATATACCACTTTCTGTATATTTCATAAGCCTCTGAGTTAAAGTCAAGAAGTTTAAGTATAGACTCGAACTCTGTACGAATCTTATCTTTAATCTTATCAGAGACTTCGAGATTATCAAGAATAATTTCTACTGGTGAACTGTCATTATCACCTGCAATAGACTCATTTACAATATCTGTAATGGCTTCGTCAATTTCTGGTAATAGTGACAAGTCTCTGTATTTTTTGATAAGTTCGTTTTCAGAATCGAAAGACTGATCGAATGAAAGATGATATGAGTTATGTCCATAGAATCCAGAGCCTACGACAAATGCCGCATCATCGTTTTCTTTTCTGAGATATGGCGCATCCATCTTTTTGGTTGAGCCTTTTTTAAATTCCCAGCCTAAGAGTTCCATATTATTTGTCATAGAGTATCCTTATATATGTGTAAACATATTTATAAAGAAATACACCCGATATATCCTTCGAGTGTATTTGTGTGTTTATGTGGTATATTAGTTTACAACGGATGTTGGACTATGCCAGTGACTGTATGCAAAGGTTACTGTAAATGTTTGCAAAACGTCATTCTGGTCATATGACAGTTCAATCGGCGAAACATTATTCGGCCATGCGTTATACAGTTTATAAGTCTTTAGAATACTACCGTCACGATCAAGCTGGTGTACGTCAATAGTTGATACCATATCTCTAAGCGTATCTGCGCCTTGAATATTGCCTTCATGTGAATTAATGACATTAGACCATCTTTCAAAGGCTGAACGGTGTGAATAAGACTTATCATTAACAACCGTGATTGTCCAGTCTTCAAAAGTTCTATCGCCCGGAATTGGAATCTGTCTACCTTGATAGGCTACAGGAATTTGTCCTAAGACACTTGCGGGATGTTGTGCCGCATTTACGACAAACTCATCACGTACATTTGGACTACCGACTGCCCCCGGCCATGTGATTTGAACCTTAAAACGGTTTGCGGGTGCGCCGCCTTTAAAATTACTTAAAAATTGATTAATTGACATTATTCTCTCCAGTGTGAAACATTCTTTATATATTTATAAAAATTAATACTTGCGTCATTTATAAAGTGTGTTATACTGTATATATGATTAAAGATATTGATGAATGGTTAAATGTACGATCTGAAGACTGTGAAGAAAAGTCTTCATATGATTTCTCTATTTCTTTTGATTTTAATGTCGAGAGTTTGAAGACTTTGAGATATAGCAAACAGTATATTAGACTGAGAAATAACCCATTTGCCTTTTCGGAGTTTTATGGCACGTCCTCGGCAATAAAATCGGAAAGAATAAAGATTCTTCACCAAAAACATTCCCCACCTTTTGCGAGTTATACAGCATGATTAAAGATATTGATGA